GCTATTCCGCCTGACGTTCGCAGCCGCTACAACGCCACCGACACCATCTCAACCGACAAGCTTCACATCAAACAGATCGAGGAGTACAAGAAGCGCCCGGACCTGGCGCGCGTCTGGCCAACCATTGCATGTGATCACGCCTACGCGATGGCGCAAATGGAGTTCAACGGGATCGCCGTCGACACTGCTGTGATCCGCAAGCTGCAAACACTCATGCAGAAAGAGCTTACCAAGCTCGAGTCGGAGATGTTCAAGTGGGGTGAGTTCAACCCGCGCTCGACGCCACAGATCAATGACCTGCTTTTCAACAAGCTCGGTGTGAAGCACTCGGGTCGGCGCACCGCAACCGGCAAGGTCGCGTGTGACGCAGAGGAGCTGGAGAACATCGACCACCCATTGGGGAAAATGATCCCAGCGTTTCGAAAGTTCGAGCACTTCAAGACGCAGTACGCCGACAATATGATCGCATATATTCAGGACGACGGTCGTATTCATCCGTCGTTCAAGATTCCTGGCGCGGAGTCGGGTCGCGGATCTTGTGAGAATCCAAACCTCTACAACATCCCGCGCGCCAAGAGTGACGCCGGTAAGCTCTGCCGCGACATCTTCTGTGCACCACCGGGCTACAAGCTCGTCGAGTCGGACGAATCGCAGATTGAGTTGCGCGTCGCCGCTTGGCTCTCAGGCGACCCAAAGATGATCGAGTTGTTTCAGGACCCAGAGACAGACTTTCACTTGGATACTGCACGTGAGCTCGCACCGCTTCTAAACGTGCATGAAGAGATCACCAAAGAGTCACCACTTAGAGACAAAGCTAAAACTACGACCTTTGGTGTTTTATACGGCATGGACGACAACGTGCTTGCAGGGCGTCTTGGCATTTCGACCAAGGAGGCTCAGCGTCTCATCGCGGCCATTCTTGGCCGCTTCGCGCGTTTGCGTCAGTGGATCAAAGAGATGTTAGCCAAGACACGCAAGACTGGTGTGGCTCGCACGTATTGGGAGGGTGAAGAGTTTCGCGAGCGGTGGTTGTGGCAAGTTGCTGATCAAGATGAGTCGCGCAAGAACACGGCCGAGCGCTCGGCGCACAACACGCCAATTCAGGGATCCGCGGCAGAGTTCGTCAATCGCGCGCTTGGAGACATGCAAGTTTGGATCGAAAAGAAGAAGGTGCCGGCCAAGCTGGTGCTGTCGGTCTACGACTCGATCGTTTGTGAGGTTCGCAACGATGCGGTCGAAGATGTAGCTAGGAACATGAAGCGCATCATGGAAAGCTACAACTGCGGGCCGGTGCCGTTGCTCGCCGACGTCAAAGCGGGACAGTCATGGGGCAGCCTCGAGAAGATCAAACTCTGACACCCGAAGAAGGTGTGCGCGCATGCGAGGCGCTGCAGCGGCTTGGGCAGGGCCACCACATCCCTTGTCCCAAGTGCAACACGCCCCTATCTTTGCGGACGATATTGAGCCATGAGTGCGATCTAACCTTCAAAGAAGCCGCCGAAGCTTGTAATGGGCTCAAGCGTCTTGGTCAGGGCGAGCACATCCCCTGTCCGAAGTGCAAGACACCAAGCCCGCTCGTAGATTGGGTCAGAACAAACAGATCGCCGAGATTGCCAAGATTGCACGAGCAGCTGTGGTGTTGCCCGAAGCACGGCAACTTCGGCATGCGCCGGCTCGACTTCAACCTGGGCAAGCCTTATTGGATCTTTGAAGACGGAACAGAAGCATGAGCTACGACCTGAAAGACTGCGTTTCGATCGACCCACTCGACATCGAGGCGGAGTTCGTGCGGCTTCCGTCCGATCTCGCGTATTGGAGCCAGCAGTACGCCGACGCCTACGAAGCTTGGCTAGACGCCAAGATTGATCGAGAGACGCTTTACGGGCAGCTCTATGAAGAGAAATTGCTTGAGCTGGAGTCTCAGATCAGCCAGCGCCCCAAGGTCGGTCGCGGCAAGGGAGTCTCCGACGTCATGCTCGAGGCCGCCATCAAACGCGACCAAGAATACATCTTCGCGCGCAAGAAAGAGATCAAAGCGGAGTCGGAGAAGGTTCGGCTACATGGCGTGCTCGAAGCGCTCGGCGCCAAGAAAGACGGGCTCGTTAGCATTGGTGCCACTCGCCGAGCGGAGATGGAGCGAGATCCGATGATCCGCGACCGCAGTAACATCGACCGTGAGATCCACAATAACCGCGGCCAAGCGGCCGAAGATGGGTAGCGAGGACAACCATGACCGAAGCCATCGTCAAGTACGGGCAGCTCTCCGACGAAGAGTTTGCCGAGACAGACGCGGAAGTATCCGCAGTAACGGGTGGAGACTTCGTCGACATCGAAGAGGGCGAAAACGTCTACCGAGTGGTTCCACCTCTGCCCGGCGTGCGCGTGCACAAGATCAGCGCCGTTCACTACATCGATGCTGTGCCTGGGCTCGACAAGACGATCATCTTTCACTGCCCACGCCACGTCAACAAGGAGCCGTGCGTTGCGTGCGAGCGTGTGCGCATGCTTTTGTCGAGCGCCTCGCCGCACGACCGGGAAGTGGCCAAGAAGATCAAGGCGAAGCTGCAAGGCTACGTCAATGTAATCGACCGCAAGGAGACCGAGCCGCGCGTGCGCACGCTACGCTTCGGTGCGCAGATCTGGAAAGAGCTGAAGAAGATCTTTACCAGCCCAAAGCTCGGTGGCAACTACACCGACCCGACGGAGAACGGCTTCGACCTCATCATCGTGCGCGAGGGCACTGGGCAGGAGACCAAGTACTCAGTCTCCGCAGACCGGCAAAACTCGCCGCTGACCGACGACCCCAACCTTCTCGCCGAGCTCATCGAGGGCCAACCCGACCTCAACATGTTCGTCGATACGACGGTGCCGGAAGACCTGATCTCCATTTGGGAAGCGGTGACCATGCGCCCGTCACGTACGGGTGGAGCTCGGCCGGGTGCTGGTCTCGTTGCCAACGCACGCCGCGGCGCAGCTGTCGCCGCCACGCCGCAACCAGCGCGCAAGCCGGCGCCCAAGACGCCGGCTCGCAGTGCCATCGAAGATGCCGATATGGAGGACGACTTCGAAGAGGTCTTCGACGAAGACACCCTCGAGATGGTCAAGCGTCCGAAGAAGCGATGACAGCGCGCGTCGACAAGGCGCTCGCCGAGCTCACCAAGAAGTATGGCGACGGCGTCATCTCGCCGCTGTCGGACCGCGGGGCGAACGTTGAAACGACATCGTCAGGTCTGCTCGGACTCGACATCGCCATGGGCATTGGCGGCTACCCGCGCGGTCGCATCGTTGAGATCTTTGGTCCCGAAGCCGGCGGTAAGACAACGCTGGCGCTCAAGGCGATCGTTGAAGCACAGCAAGACGGAGGTCTATCAGCGTTCATTGACGCCGAGCACGCATTCGATCCACACTACGCGCAAGCGCTCGGCGTCGACACCAACAGTCTTCTGCTCAGCCAACCGGACTACGGTGAGCAAGCTCTCGAGATACTTGAGGGGCTCGTCGAGACGTCCGACCTCGACGTCATCGTGGTGGACTCGGTTGCTGCGCTCACACCGAAGTCGGAGATTGACGGCAACTTCGGCGACGCACAGATGGGCGCGCACGCACGGCTATTGAGTCAGGCGTGTCGCAAACTCACGGCCCGCATCGCCAAGACCGGAACCGTTGTGATCTTCATCAATCAGATCCGAATGAAGATTGGTGTCATGTTCGGCAGCCCGGAGACTACGACCGGTGGTGGAGCGCTTCGCTTCTACGCCAGCATGCGCCTCGACGTTCGCTCAATCGGCAAGCTCAAGATCGGTGAAGAACCCTATGGCAACCGCGTGCGCGTGAAGGTGACGAAGAACAAGCTGGCGCCGCCGTTCCGCGAGCATGAGTTCGACATGGTGTGGGGCAAAGGTCCCGACCGCGCCATGGATCTTCTCGACCTCAGTATCACGGCCGGCATCGTCGAGAAGAGTGGCGCGTGGTTCAGCTATTTGGGGGACCGTATTGGGCAGGGAAAGAACAACGCAGCGGATCTTATTCGCAAGAACCCGAAGCTGGCTTCAAACCTCGAAGCCAAGATCAGAAAGGCATTGCTCCCATGACCATGGATCCGGTGAAGTTGAAGGAGCTCCGCGACCGCGCGGCTGTTGTGCAAGCGCAGCTGTCTCAGCTTGCAATACACAGGAACGGCGTGCTGGTAGAGCCACAACTGTCCGTGCAGCTCTACCGAGTGGACAATTCCTATCACGCCGTCGTGTGTGCGTTTCTTTCTGTCTCGCCCGAGCCTGACACGGCAATGCGAATTCTCTCTGATCGCATCAACACGTTGTTAAGAACAGGTCTTCCGCGTTCGGTTGGGGCAACTGGTGGAGAGCGTATCGACCTCACACCGCCTGTTGTACCGCCGTCTGCCAACGTACCTGTCGATCCTCCCACACCGCCGGCCGAGGACTCGCTGCCACCGAAGGCTGTTGAGCCGACGAAGAAGTTCTCGCAAGAAGAGATCAAAGCCGCGTCGAGGCAGAGTCAAGGCAAGAAAAAATGAGCGATGAGTTCGATCGCATACGCGCCCTGCTCAAGGGAACGCATGCGATCATATCAGCTTCGACGCCAACTGTTCTCTGCTTCCGAGAGGAAGACGGGCAAGTGGTGGCTGGCCTTGCGACTCACGTGGCAACGGGGAAGACTCGCAGCGAGGCGCTTGCGTCTCTGCATGATCTTTTGGTGAAGGCGTTGGAGAACAAGCCATCGTGAAGCACGGTTACATCGCTGACGTGCATCTGCACAACCACCCCTACCGCGGTGGTGAAACGATCGCCGGTATCAACGACCGCGCTCGGGCCACGTTGCGCGCGCTTCGCAGCGCATGTGAAGCTGCACACGATGTGGGATGCAAAGACCTCACGATACTTGGAGACCTGTTCGACACAACCAAGCCCATACCACAATTGATCAAAGAGGCGCAGGACGCATTGGAAGATTGGTTGCCAACCAAAGTTGTAATGGGCAACCATGATCGAAACAGCGCGACTATTGGTGATCACGCTCTTGGTCCGCTCGAGCCTGTGAGCGATTTGATCTTTGTACCTTCAATATCAAACGCGACGGACGTTCTTTACCTTCCCTTCAACTCGGCGCCAGTCATGTCGTGGTTCGAAAAAGAAGTTGCTCATTGGGCTTCTGCATCGCTCACGCAACTGAATGTGATCTGCGCACACTTCGGTCTGCACGACGCTGACTTTCGCAAGCGCAACCCTTGGGCCGAAGCGTGCGCCGACGCGGCGCCGGTTGAAGAGATCATGCGCGTCATGGAGAAGTTCGACGTCAAAGCTCTCTTCGCCGGCAACTGGCACGCACACCGGCGGTGGACAAGTCAGAATGATGGGCCGCCACACATCGTCCAGGTTGGCGCGCTTTGTCCCACCGGTTTCGATAACCCTGGGCTCGAAGACTACGGCAAGCTTGTGATCTACGATGACGGTGCAGTCTCTTCGATCACTATTCCCGGACCACGCTTCATCACGATCAAGCGAGAGGAAGACGTGATACCACACGTGTTGATGGCGCAGGAGGGTAGGCATCAGCTCTACCTTCGTTGGCCTGTCTCAAGTGAGTACGTGCTCAGCGCCACTGAGGGACTGCGCGCAGTGCAGGATCAATATCCTGATACGCTCGTGAGCTTTGAAGTGTTACCCGATCAAAGAGTCACCAAGGTCCGAGCTCACGCTGCCGCTGCCGCCGCCCGATCTGGTAAGACGCTACAGCTGGCGACCGAAGAGTATGTACAGCGGATGGAGTTGCCTGATGGCGTCCGCCGCGAACGGGTACTAGATCTGACGAAGAAGTTCTTGAACCTATGAAGTGGGCCACCGCCGCTCGAACGTAACCACCCCGCTACCCTTCGGGCACGGCGGCTCACTTCATGGGCTCAACTGTCATAGCGCTGCTGGTCATCGCTGCTGGTTGGGGTGGTCCGCCTTCTGGTGACGGCCCCGTTGGTTGGGAATGAACAATGAAGATCCGTAAACAGACAAACATCATGAGCGAAGAGCTACCCGCTGATTCTGTGCGCAAAGCCACAGAGATCAACGACTTATTGGATCTTGCGACGCGTATGGCAATCGGCGCTGACGGTGATGACGGACTGCGAGCGCAAGCGGTGCTCGACACCATCACGTGGCTCTTTCGAAAGCGCGCCAAACCGCCGCTATGATCGTCGACAGCATCCACCTCAAAAACTTCATGCTGTCGGGTGAGGCTACGCTCAACCTTCCGTCAGCTGGTGTTGTCTTGCTGGTGGGTCCGAACGGTCACGGCAAGAGCCGCTTCATCGAGGCGTGCGCGTACGCGGCTCACGGCAAAACACTACGCGGCGAAACGCCTTGGCGCGACGGCGAGGACGGCTTCGTTCACATCGTCACCGATCAACACAAGTTCAGTCGGTTCACCACGGCCGGCGGCACCAAGAGCTGCAAGCTCGACGACGCCAAGGCGGATACCGCTGCCAAAACGAACGAGGCCATCGCCAAGGTGGCTGGCGACTTCAAGCGCTGGCAGCGTACGCACGTCTTCTCAGCCGACGACGCGCCGCGCTTCTCCCAAGACGGCGACTCAGATCGCAAAGCTCTCATCGAGTCCGTACTCGGCATGGCTGTGTTCGATCAAGCGCAAGCCGCGTGCTCGGCCGCGCTCTCCGGTGCCAAGAAGACGCTCGCTAAGCTGCAAGAAGAGCGCACCAAGATCGACAAGGAGCTGCACGGCTACAAGCAGCAGCTCGCCGCGCACAAGCCTATAGCTTCGTACGTACCGACCGATCCGCCCGATGAACCCGAAGAGCCAACTGACGCGGATATCAAACTCCTCGAGCAGTACAAGCCACATGAGCCGCTCACGTGCTGCCGAGCCGAGACGGACGCGAAGCCGCTTCACGAGACGCAGCACGCGCTTGACGACGCTAACCAGCGCTGCCACCTCGTCAAGAAAGGACGCTGCCCCACGTGCGGCGCGAAGTTCAAAGACGCCGACGCAGCTGAAGCAGAAACCGCCAAGCAACGTGCAGCCAACGCGCACCGCGCGGTCAGTGAGGAGTTACGTGCTCGTCAGCTAGCGCATCAACAACACGAGAAGGATCATCGTGCCGCTGAGTTAGAGCAAGTGTCTTTGGTCGCAACCGCCAAGCAGAAGATCGCTGACCACAAGGCTTGGGTGCGTATGCACGCGGCGTGGACGAAGCGCGAAGCTGAAGCGCAAGCGCGCCACGCAACGCTCGTTCGCGCTTACACGGAGGAACGTAAGCGCCTCGAGAACTTGGTGGTGGAGCTCACCGACCAACTCGCTGAGCATGACCTCGTTGTGGGTGAGACAGCTGCTGACGTAGAGGAGCTCGCCATGTCGGCCAAGGCGATGAAGGGGATCCGCTCGGCGGTTCTCGGCGCCGCTCTCACCGGCATTGAGTCGCTCGCCAACACTTGGCTTGCGCGGTTTGATCCGCCGTATCAGATACAGCTGCGCGACTTCACCGAGC